TTGAAAATGATTGACAAGGTGTGCCTCCGACCAAAAGCTGAATTGGCTCATATTGGTTTTCCTCAATGGTTGTAAAATCGCCGTGTAACGGCACGTCAGGAAAGCGATGCGCCAGCACGGCGCAAGGAAACTTTTCGATCTCGGAAACAAAAGCGGCAGACCAGCCTAGGGGAGCCCATGCAACAGACGCGGCTTCAATGCCGGAACAGACGCTGCCGTAGTTCATCCGGTGCGACCGTCCTCTCCGGCGTACTCTGCAACAAGGTCATCGGCAGTGACCTGCCCCTGCGCTATCACCAAGATGCGGCGGGCTACCTGCCAAGATGGCCGTTTCTGGCCGTTTGCAAGCATGGTGATGTATGAGCGGCTGACGCCGAGCTGCTGTGCGAGGTCGTTGTGCGTGGCGCCGCACGTTTTGATAAAATGGGAAAAGTTCATGTTGGTCACTATTAGGTAACCAATGGTAAGCAGCCAATAGTTAATTTTGGCTGACTGTTATCTAATCAGTTGACCGTTGGTTACCTGTTGCGTAACGTGGGTAAATTATCTGGGCACTAGCGTAACAACGAAGTGAATTTTTATCAGATAGGTGGGATTGAAATGGAACGGGACTCAAAGAAAAACTACGAAAACATGAACACACCGCAAACCTGGCGCGGCACAAATGTTGTCGCTATGAGTGATTACGGCCCGCGCGCCGAAAAGCAGCAAGCAAACGACGCGCTTAAAATTAAAGACATAATTGCGGATGAGCGTTTAAAGGCAGTGATCAGAAATTTTTATAGCGGCGGCGTGCTATATGTTTTTCCCGATGAACCGAATGTGCAGTGGGAGGGCACATCGGCAACGCCTGATAACTATTGGGCGCCGCAGCTTACCGAAGACCTGCAGCGCCGATACGGATTGTGCGCGCCAATCACGACAGCGCGAGCACCGCGACCGCGCAATAAGTACACCTTTTTATTCTTCCACAATTACCGTTTTCTGCGATACGCACAGGTGCTGACATGCGCGTGGGCCAGTTCATTACCTCTGACGCGCGATATGCACAAAGAGGCGCTGAACCCCTTCCATCAGGCTGAATATGATAATTTCTTCAATGCGTGTCAGCTCCACAATTTGATTTCGCTGGAAGACGAGGATTGGACAGACACGCCAATGTTTTGCGGGCGCTCAACTGCAGGTCCGCATCTGCGGCCGACACGGCGAGCAGTATACCACTGCGTGGAGGTAATCGCCCATGTGCTGGATGCGCTGCAGGGCCAATACGATAAAGCGCTGCCTTTTTTGGAGGAATTTGTGGGCCAAGATTGGCCTGATTTAGATTTAGCAATGCCACGAAATGATATAACAGGAGATAGAACGAAGTGAGCCTACAAGAACAATTACGCCATGCGCGCAAGCGAGCTGGCAAATCTGCGGCAGAATGCGCCAAGGCGCTTGGCTTAACGGTACACGCTTACCGTCGATATGAGCGAGGCGAGGTAGAGCCGAAGGTAAGCCAAGCAATAGCGCTTGCTGAATATTTTGAGGTAACGCTTGATCAATTGCTAACCGACCGGCCTGACGTTGATGACGCTCAGCGAATGCTGGTATCGGTGCAACCCGGACAGCGCGTAGTGCTTGACGTAACCGGCGTTGCCAAACAAGAGCAAAAGCCTTCGCAGTACACTCCGAAGGTAGAGCTGCACACGAACCCAGACAAAAAAAGCGATCGCAAGAAAAGAATCAAAAAAGCCTGATTCGAGCACCACCGATTAAATCTGTGTTTTATCGGTGGGGCCAAGTTAACAAAGAAGCCCCGGCACACGCTGGGGCTTTTTTTTATCCTATTGCACATTACAGTTATTTTATAGTAACCTGTGGTCACGCATTGGTGCGTCAGGAAACAAACGGTGACCAGCGACTTCGACTTTCAACCGATTTGGGCAGAGCGCTTTAACTTTAACGCGCACAGCCCTTCGGGTGCCAACCGGCCAAACGATAAAGAATTTTTTGAGAAGGTGATAGCACGCCCTGCAAAGCTCTATGACTTTGCAGGATGCGCCGCGACTGCAGGCAAAGTGTGCGAGCAGTACGCCAAGGATGTCGTTATTCATGACATGCCGGGCGGCGAGGCATACAGCCATTGCGTTGCCAGCTTTGATGAGCATCGGGTGCTTGAGCATCAGCCCGAAGACGCCGACAAGCACGCGATGATCCGCGACGGGCTTTATACCGTTCCTAAATCAGACCCAGAAGAAACAGGCACCGTGCTGGAGCTGACAGCTCGGCACACAGCCGATGCACTGCGCGAGGCTACCCATACAGCGAACCAGATTACAGATGGCAGGTGGGTGTCTGCCCGCCTAGAAGGCACCGAGCTGCCGCACATTGGCGAGATCGACGTCGAGGCAATGGGCGGCGTTGTCGAGATCAAGACCCGCTGGCCCACGCTCAAGGCTGAAAGCAAGAACGGCTTCACAGTCAGAAGCCTGCCTGCGCGGCCAGACAAGGCCCATGTGCAGCAGGTAGCACTTTACTGGCACTGGCTTGGCAAGCAGGCCGAGAACGTGCCTGTGCGACTCTTATACGCCAACTGTATCGGGTATCGGGTGTTCTCTTCAGAAAACTGTCCCGATCTAGCCCCTGCCCGGTTGAACGAGGCTCTGGAGAACTTGGCGCGCGTTGCCAGGACACGCGAGAACCTGATGAAGACAGCAGAGACGGTGCCGGAGCTGCTGGCGCTGGTTGCCCCCGATTTTGGTCACTGGATGTGGAAGAACGTGCCGCCCGCGTATCGCGCAGCGGCTGAACAAGCATGGAGCGCTGCATGAGGTTTACAACAGAAGAACTCGACGCCGTTACGCGCTGGCTGGACGATCGCCGAGATTGGTTATCGCGTGAGGGTTTGCTCTTGGAAAGCCAGACGATTGCAATTTCACGCAATACCGCACGCGAACAACTGAGGGAGCTGCAAGATGCCGAAACCATCGCTCAGTGAATGGTGCGCCGGCGTGGCGCTCGCCGCCATTGTATATGGCCTGCTGCTGGTGACGCCATGAGGGACACCAGCATCGAGGCGTATGAAAACATGCAAAGCAAGGCAGCAAACTTGCGCGCTGCCGTGCGTGCGGCATTCCGCACAGGTGAGCCACTGACCGCTGACGAGGTGGCAGATGTTTTGGGGCAGTCGGTACTGTCAATCCGACCGCGTGTAACAGAGCTTTCAAACAACGACGAAATCGAAGACAGCGGCGAGAGACGTAAAAATGCGTCAGGCCGCAATGCAATTGTATGGAGGGAAAGATGGAAGAAAGACCTATTCGCTTGAATACAGAGGTAACCGTTTTAGATCGCGCGGGCGTTGTCGGCCGCGGCATCATTATTGGGCGCAGTTATTCTGATCCAATGCGGTACGACGTGGCAACGACTGAAAAAATCTTCACGGACCTGACGCGAGATGAGCTTGATGTCTAGCGTGGTACAGCTTGAGGACCGCAGCCCTGACTTCATGTCCGATTGGATTGCCGCACTAGCTGCGATGGACAACCCGAACCTCGACGGCAAGGCAAACTATGGCACCTATCCGACGCTGGGCGGTTGCCTAGCAGCGGCAAAGTCGGCGCTTGCGCAGCATAACATGGCGGTCATGCAGCTCGTCTGTCCCGGTGAGGACGGCCAGCCTGACCGTTTGGTGACGCGCGTCCTGCACACCTCTGGGCAGTCGATGGAAGACGGCGGCGTGCCGCTGTATTGCGCCGACAAGAACAACCCGCAGAAGCTTGGGTCCGCTATCACATATGCCCGGCGATACGGGCTGCTGGCTATGTGTGGCGTTGTCGGCGACGACGATGATGACGGGAACCTTGCCACGCCGCCCAAGCAAAGGCCGCAGGCAAAACCCGCGGCTGTGCCAATCGAGCCGCAGCCGACACAAAGCCGCGACGATTATGCGAGCTGGACGCTTGAGGCCATCAACGGCTTTGCCAAGCATCGCGACCTGGCGCAGCACGCAGGCTGGGCGACCATCAATAAGGCGACACTTGAGTCGATGAAAAACGACGCACCAGAGGAGCGCACGAAACTGCTCTCCGCATACATGAAAAGGAAGGACGAACTCGAAAATGCCTAACGACCGATACCAGACAATTATGAAAGCCAACGTGTTCAAAAATCAGGACAGGTGGGATGGGGCCACGCCGATGGAAAGAGGCAAGCCGAACTGGAGTAATGGCAAAGTAACGCTGCACGCTCCAATACCGGCGGGCACTTATAGCGTTTCGATGTGGGCTTATGCTGACAGCGGCAACGTCAGCCTTGAGTTCAGCAAAGACACACAGGCGCAGGAACCCGCGCCGCAGCCGCAAGGGGCACCCGATGACGATTTCGCTATCTGAAGAGGGTCAGCTCGTCCGGCTTCGTGCTGCCTGCGAGTACCTTTTCGGTAACGCCGACGAGAGCACGAAGATGCGTATGTACCGCATGATCGACCGCGACGAAATCACTGCGCGCAAGTTTGGAACGCGCTGGTTTATTCCGAGAGAGGAGATTGAGCGCATTGCCGGATCTGAACGCCCAGACGGAGACTGATCCCCTTTGCGCTTGGCCCCGCGGCGACGAGCTGCATGTGCTCGTCGGCGAGCGGCACTATTTTAAGCAAATGACAGCCCAGCAAATGCTCTGGCTGGCCGAGAGGTTTCTCGCGGCTGGCACAGAGCAGATGCGGGCTGATTTGCGACGGCGTGAGGAAGCAGCGCGGCTGGTCTAGCCCTGCGCCCAAAGTGCATCATTGAAAGCCTCGCCGTCGTCGTGGTCGCGCTCTAAGTTATCAATCCATTCAGCATAATGCTTGCGCGTTGTCGCTGTCGTTTCATGCCCAAGCAGATCAGCAATCCGTTCCCAGTTGTCGCCGTAGCGGTCCACGCAGAGGCTGGCGAAAAAATGCCGCAAGTCATGCCAACGGATGCGATCAAGCCCAACTTCATCGCACGCCTTGTGCAGCACGTTGCGCCGCAGGTGTGCGGACGTTTCGTGCATCTTCAAATCATGAGTCAGAAAAACGCGGTCATCGTCGCCAGACATTGGCGAACGTAATTTCCATTCCTTGAGAGCCGCAATCAGGTTGGGCGTCAAGAACACCGAGCGGCGGGACTTACTAATCTGTCCCGACTTCACCGTTTTGGTAATGCCGACGCTGGCGTGCGTGCCGTCCTGAGACTTGCGCATCGCAGTGCGCACATAAACGCGCTTCTTTTCGAAATCCACAAACTTCCATTTAAGAGCAGCCAGCTCACCGAAACGTAATCCGGTCTGTACCGCAAACGACAGTGCCAAGCCGTCGCACCAATGCGTATTTCCGACCACCATCTCAGCATCATTTGCTGCCTCAATGACCTGCCGGATTTTATCGACCGGCAACCGCTCAATGGTGCCTGCTTCGACCTCTGCCTCTGTCTCGCCGTACTTCGTTTCTTCCAGCTTTACGAGTCGCGCCGGATTGTGCATTGCCCATCCGTTTGTCACGGCAATGTCGAAAGACTGCTTCAAAGCTGTGCATTTTTCTTTGATCGTCTTCATCGACAAGCCGTCAAAAATCTCCAGCCATTCAGTGATCATCGGCGCGGTCACATCGCAGCACTTGATTGCCCCAAGCTCAACGCCCTCGTAAACACGCGGCACGGTGATCTGCTTTTTGACGTGTGCGCGCCGTCTAATCTTGTAATGGTCAGGCGGGAGGCCGATGCAGTCGTCAAAAAGCACGTCCTGCTTTTCCTCGATCCAATGAAACGCATCACGACCGGAATGCGTGCCGTGGATAAAACCGATTTTGTTTTGCTCAACGCGCTCCATCTGTTTTGCGGCGTAAAGCTCAATAGCTGCGCGCAAGGTGCCTGCCTCTGATTTCAGAATAGTGCGGCCCCCTGTGTGCTGCTGCAGGCGCAACTCGTTTGCGCGAGCTTCAGCTTCTGTTTCTGTGTGATACCACTCAGGCTGTTTCCCGCGCACGCGCACAGACCAAGATGCTCGGTTAATTTTGGCCTTGCTTTGCGCCTGGGTAACCCGGACTTTAAATTTAGTAACTGACACGGCATATCTCCTTGTTCCGGTAATCAACAGTCACCAATATAGTGACCATCGGTTACCTGCACAAGGGGGGCGGTGACGGTATTTTACATTTTACCGCCACGGCCCACTGGCCGTTTTGTTTCCCGATTGTTTCCCACGCACATGAGTATTGTGGAATAACAAAGGGTTAAGTGGTGGGCGGTGACGGGCTCGAACCCTGCTGGTTACGTTTCAGGTAACCAGCGCGCACCTTAGAACACCACATTTTCTGCGGCTTTTGTGCAGATAACGCCCTGTTATACCACAGGCTTCCACGCCAGAAAACAGCCCTTTTTGTTTACCGTTTGTTACCCAAACCGTTACCCGGTTCTGTTACCGCGATCGCTTCCAAGTTAGAAACTCCGCGCCTTCTTTCAAATCTGCGAAGGGTTTAACCCTGACGTTTGGTGGCGCGGTTGGGTCAATGACGAAGATGATAGATGAGCCGTATTGCTCTTCGGTAAACCCGTGCCTGTGGCCGAACTCATCGTGCCATTTGTATCCCCTAGCGCGTGCCATATTTACAACTTGGCCGCTGGCATTTTCTTCCTGCGCCAGCGCCCAGGTGTGATGATGCCCGGCGACAAATATATCGGCGTCCTCGCCCCACAAGCTCGCTCGCTTCTGGCCGTGCAGCGGATTGTAGACTGACGTGCCTTTATGATTATGGCTCGCGTCTACTCGAACCGTGGCACTTGGAAAGACCAGCTTAAACTGTGCGGACCAATCGATCATCGGCACCTGCTTGACGTTAACGGCCTTCAGATAGGTGGAAAACTCGGAGTGCATTGTATCGTGGTTGCCATGCAGCCATACCAACCAGGGAATCTCCGCTTCCTTGAGAAACCACTGCGCCAGCTTGCGCTCGGTTGAGCGGCTAATATCTTCTTCCGCATACAACTGGATCAGGCGTCCACCCCAGTTGTTCGTTGTATCCCCGATGTTGACGCAGCCGATGCCCGGTGTCGTCGCCATGATCTCAACGTCCCGTCGCAGCAACGGGATATTGCAATGGGTGCCCAAGTGTGGGTCGCCCACCACGACCAGCCCAAAGGGATCGTCCGACTTTATTTTAATGTCGAACCACTTCTTGGCCTGCTGATGCTCCTGCTTCTTCTCCCAGCGCCGGGAAAGGTGGTCGAGGATCTCGTCAGGCGATATGTCCTCGTCGGGAAACTCGGGCAATGTTACATCGTCGGCGTCTTTATTTTCTTCGGCCTCACCAAACCGCGTGGTGGCAGCGCGCACGCGGCCCTCGAATGTAGAGCGGTTGACCTTCAGCGCACGCGCAGCGCCGGATACTGAACCATGCTTTTCAACCGCAGCAAGCGCGTCAAGACACTGCTTGTCGGTCAGCGGTTTACCGGCCATCAGCCGCGCAACTGCTCAGCAAGACGGTTAGCGCGTTGCGGCACCTGCTCAGCAAAGCGACTATCAAGCAGCTCGGCTGCGGCTGTTTCATAATCTTGCTTGGTAAGCGCCGTTAGCATCCGGTTGAACCCTGACAAGCGAGGCCAGCCCAGTTGAAAGCAGAGCTGTACGACCACCGACTGACGAACAGGGTCCAGCTCGTCAAACCAGTCCCACCGCTGACACTCCGAAATGGTGCGGTCTATGTCGTTGCGCAGAAGGTAGTCTGCCTCGTCTTCCGAGATGCCGATGCCGCCGTGCTTTTGGTCGATGTTCCTGCCGTAGCCTACCGTGTGCGCCCCAGCGGTGCAGATATAGCAGTGCGCGACGAAGCCCTCTTCCGCTTTGAGCGCGTCAGCGATCTCGTCGATTGGATACATTCGCATTCCGTTTCCCAATGTTGTTTGCAACTTTCTCGGCAGACCTGCCAACCGTGTAGCCGCCAACTCCTACCGTCAGCAGCGTCCACAGTTCTCCAGGCAAATCTATTTGTAGGGGTATCTGGTCGCCGGTTGCCAGCATCACACCCAGCTCAATAAGCGGCGCGACTAAAAAATTCCATGCCACTATCGCGGTAATCACCATCATTAGAAGCGGGCGCCACGAACTTGCCAGCCAGCTATCGCTTTGGGCTTCGGCAAGTATTATGTCAGCAGCAGCCTTCTCAACGGTCGCGGAGTTCATCATAAGCTGCATCTGCAGCTCGCGCTCGATCTCCGCAGCCTTGTCTTTATCTTCCGGCAGGACGCGCTTTACTACGTCACCTAAGATTGGTGCGAGTATCGGGATCAGCGCCCCGATCATTTGATGCGGCTCATTAGCGCGTCCTCAATCTTGGGCAGCAAGCGAATGCCGCAGTAGCCAATAATGAACGCCAGCGCGATTGCGACCTGCGGCCCAAATTTAAAATGCGCCATTAGTGCGGGGATAAAAAACTCCGCCGCGATCCAGCCCACAACCACAGCAATCACGATGTCTTTCACGGCTGAAAAATTCCACTGCTTTTTTGTCAGCACGTTTGCCAACCCGCCGCAGCCCGACGCAAAAATGCAGCACAGCTTTCCGCCAAAAGTCGAAAGCAACCATTCCATCACTTATGCTCCCCGTTGTGCATCTTTTTGATGACCTCTAAATCTCGCGTGATTGTGTGCAGCTCTGCCCTCATCGTGGCGACTTCGCGTGTCCTCGCCTCTCGCTCTTTCGGCGCAAGCATCGAACTCATCACATCAAGCTTTTGCTCATGCGTTTGAATGACAACCTCTTGATGATCGGTCTCGCGGTCGAGCTGGCGCAGCCGGGTTTCCAGATCGCCAAGCTGCTCGATCACCGCCTGCAGTTTTGTCTTAACGATGGACAGGCTGGCTCCGACACTCACGGCCATGCCGAGAAACGTGACCAGCTCGCGCACCCCCAGTTCCATTAGATCCAGCTCTTAACCACGGTTGCCAGCACCCCAGCAATGACCGTGCCGACTACTAGCCAGGCGAGCTTTTCCCAGCGCGCTGAATGCGCGCGCACGCTCTCACCGAGCTGCTGCAGCTCGGCATGGGCTTCGGCCCAGCGCAGGCCGCACTCCTTTTCGTGCCTCGCAATTTCTTGTAAGGCTTCGGTCGCAATCATGGTCGGCGTTTTACGCGCAGGGGGCTTGGACATTTTTCAAAATATCTCCGAGCAAAGCAGGCCCGGTGCAGACCATGCCGTTAGGTTGTTCAACAAGTATGGTCATGGTGGTTTGGCTTGCGTAGATGTGCGCGAGCGCGCCGACCCGCATGACGACAGTAAAACGCAATCGCTCGCCATGCCTGGCAAGCTCGGTTTCCGCGACTTCGTGATTTGGAAAGCAGGCGGTTTGTGCGTTCGCCGGGCGCATAAAAAAAGCCGCCATGAAAGCGGCACAGATAAACGTAAAGCATAGGCGTCTCATCGCGCTGTTACAGGCGCTACACCGTCACCGCCAAATGGATTCTCTGCGAAGGCCATGTATATGTATGTGTCACCACTTGTATTGATATTGGACTGCGTTCCACGAACCTTAAATCCGTTGCTTAAAAAATCAAAATCAATCGTGGAATAACTTGCTTCAGCACCGCCTGAATCTGCATCTAGCACCGCATCTGCTGGATTAAATGTATCACGCTTGGTATCAAGCATGTCCCAGTTACCTGTTCCGCCAACGGCACGTTTGACGATTAGCCAAGCAGGTGCAAAATCGCAAGAAACGTATGGACCATCTGCCGATCCGTTTCCGATGTAGCTGCTGATAGAACTATAGCCTTCAACTTCTGCAAAACAGTAAGCTACATGTCCTGCTGAAGACTTGTTAATACCGTCACTTGTCCCAATTGTGAAAACAGAGCTTGTCGGCGCAGTGTCTTGCCAAATCGTTGAACTGGTTGCCGCTGCATTAGTCAGATTGAGATAAAGGTTTTTTGTAAAGCCAATCGAATTGTGACCAACAATCCAACTCTCAGTGTTGGTTGTGTCTTTAATAATAATCATTTTAGGCACTGCACCCAAGCCATGACCAACCGTAGCGTTCGCTTTTGTGCCTGTGTAGGTTACTATGCTAAACCCAGACGTTGTATCGGCTGATACGCTTGATGTTATGCTTCCATCAGTGTTACTGCTGCCAGAGCCGGCAGCTTTCCATTGCCAGCCCACGAAAGTCTCACCGCTTGCATTTATTGGCCCGTTTACATTGATG